CAGAGCCTTCTGTAAAGCATCATAATCAGCCACGCTATTATATTCCACATAAAAAGGGATAGAAATCTTCTTCAATTTTTTTCGAGTCTTGACAAACTCTGCACCACTTATTGTTGGATAATCTTGAAAAGTCGGGTCATAATCTGCACCGTTAAAGGCGGTGAACCCATCTAAAATAGTAATCCATCTTGTCAATTCAACATCGTTAAAATGTACTTTTATCAATTAAGCCCACCCCAATCCATTCACAGCGTTCAGGATAGCCTGACGCTTTTCTTGTTCTTCAGCTATTGGTTCCGCTAGTATCTGAGAGACTTCTCTCGTATCTACTTGCTGAGACACAATGACTGGCCGATTAGCCAGCTTAGCGATGGTTTCTAGAAGTGCCGACTCCTTATCTCGGTTATGATCAGTATTAAGTATCTGATCCAGCAATTTACCAGATGTCAAGGCAACTTCCACCTCTCGGTTTCCCAAAACTCCAAGATCAGGAGCTAGGATTTCATCTTCAAAGCTGTCAGCAATCGAACCAGCCATTCCACTGACTGTCTTCTTGACCGCTTTAAATTTATCTCTCAACCCTTCATCAAGACTACCCATAATAGCATTACCTGCTGGGATCAAGAGCTTGCGGTCATACTCTATTGGTCCCTTGTGATCACGGATCCAGCCTGCGATACCGCCGACAAAGTCCGTCACACTACCCCAAGCAGATTTCAGACCGCCCAGGAAGCCATCAAGGATAGCCCGGCCAGCATCCCAAAGATTGATATTAGCTAGACCTTTAAAGATATTTGTGACACTGTTGACCACATTAGTCACACCCTGTTGTAAGGTATTCCAAGCATTCTGAGCGCCTTGGATAAGACCATTTATGATAGAAATAACCCCTGATTTAAGGGCATTCCAGCCATTCACAGCCGTTGACTTGATGCTCTCCCACAGGCCAGACAGGAAGTTCATAAAGCCGTTCCAGATATTTTGCGCCCCCTGTACAAGACCTGTTATCAAGTTTGTTACAGTGGATTTAACCCATTCCCAAGCCGCTGAAGCAGCCGACTTGATAAACTCCCAAATCGCAGATAAAGCAGCTGAAAAGTTTTCAAATGCAGCTTTCCCGAAGCCTACAATGGCATCGACTAAGCCCATGAAAATGGCCTTAATACCTTCCCAAACCAGAGAAACACCATTTTTTATGCCTTCCCAAATCAAGCCTAGATCAGCACCTAGCTGGGTGAAATTTCCAGTCACTAGGTCAAGGATGACCAAGATTGCACCTAAGAAGATCGATTTGATAAACTCCCAGGCTCCCTGAAAGACCATCTTGATGCCTTCGAAAATCTGAGAAATCCCATTTGAGACACCATTCCACAGATTCAAAAATCCATCAATAAAAGGCTGGACGATAGACATGATCGTCGTAGTAAATTGATTCCAGGCAATCGAAGCAGCCGTTTGTACTGTCAACCACAAAGCATCGAAAAATACAACGATCCCGTTCCACAAATTCTTAATATTTTCAACCGCTGAGCTCCAAGCCTCAGACACTCCATTCCAAAGGTTGTTGGCACCTTCAGAAATGCCAGACCATAAACCAGTGAAAAACTCGGCTATTCCCTGCCAAGCCACCTTTATCCAATCAACAAAAGCAGCCCAAATCTGACGGCCAGTTTCGGTTTGAGTGAAAAACCAGATTAGTCCAGCTGTAAGAGCGGCAATAGCTGTTACAATGATTCCAATCGGATTTTCGGATAGAACCGCATTAAAAATACCAAACGCTCCGCTTGCTCCCATTGTTGCAGCAGCATTAGCAGCTTCAGCAGCCGTAAGAGCTCCTGTCCGCACAAATTGAGCAAGCATCAAACCATTTGTAACTGCTAAAGTAGCGTTCCGAATCGCTTCAAATCCTTTGATAATAGCCATAACTCTTTTATACCCAGCCCAAGCTGTAGTGATACCTACCACAGCCGATTTTAGAGTATCTAAAGCCACTGGACTATCTTTCAGCCATCCAGTAAAATCTTTCAGCTTTTCAGCAGCCCCTCTGATAAAACCAGTAACTGCTTCAAAAGCACTTCCTAAAAGATTAACTCCCTGCTCACTACCAGCGATGCCAAGTAAATCTCCAATAAAACTACCAACAATCCCAGCGATATTGCCAATAGTCGCCCCGACATTCTCAAAAGTGACACGGATATTATCTGCTATGTTGACAATTTGTTTCGCTGCATCATCACTAAAACCTAGCACCTTCAGAATATCGATGTTATCCTGTTTGTTTAAGGAGCCAAAAATCATGTCAAAGAAAGTCTGGAAAATTCCTGTGACCCTTGATAATTGATCATACACCGCACTTCCAAAAGCATCTCCAAATAACTCAGAAGCTATCTTGCTAATCCCTTCTGTTAATAGCAATCCAAGACCAGAAAACACATTTCCAATCATCGGAATGAAATTATCAAACAGAAATGTTTTGGTAGTATCAAATAGAGCATGTAATGCTGGCAAAATATTCTGACCCAAGGCCAACTGCCCAAGCACATTCTGCGCCGCTGCCTTCATGGCAGAAAAGGAACCACTAAAGGTTGATGCTGCCTCTTTAGCAGTCGTCCCTGTAATATCCAGATTTTCTTGGATAGCATGGATGGCATTGTAGACATCAGACAGATTGTTGATGTCGTATTTGACGCCAGTCAGTTTCTCAGCGTCAGCCAAGAGCCGTTCCATTTCGGATTTAGTACCGCCGTATCCAAGCTTTAGGTTATCAAGCATGGTGTAGTTCTGCTTAGCAAACCCTTGATAAGCATCTTGGATTCGTCCCATGTCCGTACCCATTTTGTTGGCATTGTCGGACATGTCCACCATGGCCATGTTGGCCACATCAGCAGCCTTCGCTGTATCGCCTCCTAACGATTGTAAGAGGCTCGCAGAGAAGCCTGTTACATTCTCCATGTAAGCATTGGCTGACAGACCTGTTGTCTTATAAGCTTCAGCAGCATATTTCTTGACAGTATCAGCACTACCCTTGAAAAGAGTCTCAACCCCTCCCAGAGATTGCTGGAGAGCTGCCCCCTCATGAATAGCCGCTGAAAAGGCCTTACCAATCCCAGCCGCTGCTATCGCTTTTGTCGCCACGCTGACCAAGCTAGCTCCTAGCGATTGGCCAGCGCTTTGACCAGCTGCCGATGCCTCTGGATTTAGAATAGCTTGGATTTTCCCAGTTATTCCTCTCGCAGATGGAATCAACTGCACATATGCTTGTGCGATTTCTGTAGCCATTACTTCTCACCTCCTACCTCAGCTAAAATTCGTTGACGATACGCTTCAAATTCCTCACCAGAACTAAAGACCATCTCATCCCTTTCTTTCTCTTCTCCGATCAGTTTTTGAGCTATCATAGTTGGCCTGTTCGCACCCTTTTGACCATCTTTGGTCTTAAACCAGACAAGTGTTGATAGCCTATCCAGCGTACTAGCCATCAGCAAGGTTTCAAAAGGCACCTTCTGATTACTCAAGGCCATCTTGATCCGAGAGTCCTCTTTTAAACCAAAAGCNGCTGCCTATAATCATAAATGCCATAGGTTTCAGCTAGATCGCAGATGAGAGCGTCTTCATCCAGATCGATCATTCTAGCAAGGAGGGCTATTTTTTTAGATGCGTCCTGCTCTTAAAGATTTCTTCCACTTCCTGCATCAATTTCCCTGTTGGCACCATCCCAGCTTCTGTTCGGACGTGGTCCTTCAAGTCCTGAGCCTTATCACCCAACATCAGATTGATAACTGTTGGCAAAACAGCGGGATTCTTATCCACTTCTGCCACTGCTTCCAGCAGTTCATAGTTATCCAATCGTTCCTGCGTGATTTCAAAGGCAAAACCAGTCGAAGTTTTCCCTTTAAATGTTTTTCCTTGTGCACCATGATTACGTTTCTTACGTTTGCGTTTTGCCATTTATTAAGCCCCCTTGATGTATTCGTAGTGAGTATTTCCGTTAGCGTCTGGAAACGCTGTGATAGTTGTTTGATAGCCAACAACTTCGCCATCTTTATAGGTGATTTCTCCGACTTCAGTGACCTTTCCAGAAGGAATCACGATCCGTTTGAGAGCACCGTTTTTCAAGATCATTTCAATAGCTAGACAGTGATTTTCCAGCTCTTTTGAATTAGCCTTGATGGTGATACCAGCAGCAAGATCCCCTGAAACATTTTCAGACCCATAAACCTCTTTCAGGACATCAATATTGAGCCCCTCGATCAAGGTATAGACGAATGTGTCCTTCTTCTCGGTCTGAGAAGAGTTGACGATAGTGCCACCCCAAGCCTTGATATCTTCAGATTCAGGTGAGTTGTTATTTGTCACACCATCCTCTGAGATGAAACCTAAAGACTTAAAAGCAGCATCTAGCTTACTTGTCGCATCGACTGGCAATTTTGCGCCAAGCGGTGCAGAGTGTACTGCTCCACCAACCTTCGGTTTCGCAGTTGTTACATTAGCTTCCAATGCCATTGCAATATCTCCTTTAGTAATAGTTAATATCAAACACCGCCTGATAGCGATATTGTTTAGTTTCTGTGTCCGTAAAGTTGTAATCGCTGTTCAAGTGGACACCGCTGATTGAGTCCAGCTCAATCAAGCCTTTCACAGCATGCTTCACTTTGACATTGAGCTCAGCAGCTTTCTGCATGCTCGGAGCGTAGCTCTGGAAGGCAAAAATCGCACTTCCAGAATAATTCCGCTCCTTACCACCAGTCTTCTCAATGATGACGAAACTGGCTGGCATCTTTGCTTCATGCTCAAAAAATGACGGTACATCTAAATGACCGTCAAGGTATTTCTTGATGATGATTTCAATCATTTAGCGCACCGCCTTCAACAAAGTATTATTTCGTAGATTATCTTTCTTAGCTTGATAGGTTTTGGGATAGACCATCGCATTTGCCCGCGTCTTCCCGACATAACTATCCTGCTCATAGCCTGGACCACATCGACTACGGATTTTAGTAGCTTCTTGATTCAGTAGAGTTTGGATTTCGCTCGATTTCAGCAGGGCACCGACACCAGCACCATTTAGCTTGACTTTCATACTAGCCATACCGCTCCACCGTCACTTTCTTATTCCAGTCCAGCGGAATCAAGCTCTCAATCCCTTCGGTTGGTATGCCAAAAGTCCGCCACCTCTGACCAAAAAATAAGACTTCTCGGTCTTCCCAGTTATGGGTATCACCTTTAGGGATTGCTAAGGTATAGACAGCTACCTTGCCAGTAAGATTGAGCTGGCTGACTTTATCATCTGTTGAGGTTGGCTGTACTAGCACATTCTCAACCTCAATTTCTCGATCTTCAAATACGGAATGACCAAAATCATCCTGTCCTGTCTTGACCTTGTCAATTAAGATCACGGTAATTCCCTTAATTCGTCCCATAGATCTCCATCACCCCAAATCTTTGTTTCTTTAGTCCCAAGCGTTTGAGCTCTGAGTCCTTAATAAAGAGACCGCCGCCAGGAACCAAATAGGACCCACTCACCGAATAGCCCAAGGCACTCTCAGCAAACTGAGTCATCGGCTCCTGCTCTGTAGAGGTCATCAAGGTACGAGCTACCACATCGACAGTAACAGACTTGACCACACTGGCAAAAGACGAATCCTCAGCCACAAGCACATCCAAGTCTTTTCGAACCTTCTTAGCTTCGACACGTAGAGAGTCAGAGACAATTTTCAACAGAGCCTCTGCTCGCTTGCGTTCGTCTGATTTTAAAAGACGCCACAAAGTTTGCAGGTCTTCAACTGTTGCAAAGTCTCCCATTTACCTTACTCCTTATGCGCTTCTAGCAAAGCAATCAATTCTGCTTTCTTAGCTTTGTCACTGTACTCAACACCAAGCTCGTCTAGCTTAGACTTGAGCTCTGGTACAGTCCGGTTTTCTGAATCATCCGCTTGTCCTTCTTGTAACTTTGCAAATTCAGCAGCGGGAATCCAGTCGCCCAGCAATTTACAATCTGTTTCAATTGTCACTAAGGTTTCTTTGTTAATATATTCCATATTAAGCCTCCACACGAGCAAATGCCTGCTCGTCAAGAATTCCCCAACCTACATACACTTGCGTACGTAAGCAAACTTCACGGTAGCGTTTCAAGTCACGACCAGCTCCGTCTGGATCACCGTACTTAATGATTTCAAGAGGAATTTCCTCTGCATATCCCCATTTGACAGCATTTTCAAAATCACCAACGATAACATGGTCTTTTTTAGCCGAACTTGCAACGGTAGTCAATGTTTTATTAATATCAGACTTCATTCCGTAAAACGATCCTGGATTTTGGCCAAAACGGTATTCAGGATATTGGACTACCCCATTTACCTTGATTTTTCCAAGTGCCGCTCCTGCAGCTGGAGACAATGCAATACCGTTTACTTCGCAATCATTTGCTGTGATGGTTACGACAGCAGTATCAATATTTTCATCAATTTTATCTGCTTCATAAGTCACTACATTTCCAGTGATCAAACCATCAAATGAGTTCGTTGATTTGAAAGAAGCATCTGTCATTGATTTTGGTTCAAGCCCATGGAATGAAGCGATATCAATTGCTTGTGCAACTTTTTTAGACAAGCCATCGATAAATGACTTGAGGTAAGATAATTGTTTTTCTTCGGAACAATTTACAAATTCCTCTGATACCCGTGCTTGGTAAGTAACCAAAACAGGTTTGATTACTTTTGGTTTCATAGTTGCACTTCCGGCATTTGAAGGGGAACCTTCACCTACAATTTCAGCATTCCCTTCGAGATTGAAAACAAATGTTTCAGTCCCAGAAAATGGAATAGGTTCTTGAGTAGTAAGCTTTGCAAGAGTGGAATGCCCCTTTACCTTACTAAAGATATCTTGTACTGTTTCGACTGGGAATAGATCCCCTGTTTGTAGTGTTGGCATAA